TGCTTTGAAGAATTAATTGCATTGAGATAGTCAAATGGGGTCATAAGTACCATACCTTATCACCGACTTGCGGCATCTTATCTTCTACCTTATTCCACATTAGAACCATCCTAACTTCACGCCATTATGAGCGATGATAAAAAAACAAGCGACCAAATGAGTAAGAACCCATGTTGTACGCAAGATAGCTGCAATGTCACTTTCATGATCGTCTCCTATTTTTGATCCAATCGTTTTAGCCCAAATACGCCAGGCCTTTTTCATTTTCATACAAACTCCACGTTAGCCATGATTTCAGTCATACAAGCTACTGTATTCAACTCATGGTCCGCAACGAACGCATCTTTGTATTGGTATTCAGCCAAGATCAAGACGAGTTGAGGAATAGCTTGTGGTTTAACATGGTCGTTCATATTATCATAAAGACCACGAAAGATAGAGGGCGTATCGATATCCATATTGTTGGCTACCCAAGCCCGCATCTTTTTGAAGTCCTTATCCTTTAAAGACTGTAATAGATCTGGAAAAAGAGCAAGTCCGCTAGTATTAGTGCTAGACCCAGCCACACTCCCCGTAGTACCACTTCTTTGAAGCTCATTTAGAATCCTCCTCCAATCAGGTGCATGTTTCATAATAATATCGGCAAGGATTGCTTCATCATAAGTGATGCCCTCACCATCAAGGATGCCCTTGGCACGAGTCATAAACTCACCACAAAGTACAGCCATGTCTTGTTTTGTCGTATTAAATTCATAGATACCACACCGAGAGTGAAGTGGTTCAATGATACGATTCTTAAAGTTACATGTTAGGATGAACCGGCAGTTATTGGCAAACTCTTCGATAAAACCACGAAGAGCCGGTTGTGTTGACTGCGGGTTCAGGTAGTCTGCCTCATCCAGGATTACAACCTTGTAGCCACCTGATAGTGAGACAGACGATGCGAACTGCTTGATCTTGCCACGTAGTGTGTCAATATTGCCTTCCTCCGATCCGTTAATCAGGATCCAGTCGAGGTTTAGCTCATTACAAAGAGCTTTAGCAACCGTGGTCTTACCGAGACCAGCTGTTCCAGTAAACAGCATATTTGGCAGTTCGCCAGACTCGACAACTTTCTTGAAAAAGGCTTTTAGATCCTTTGGCAAGATAATATCATCGATAGTTTGAGGTCGATACTTTTCGACCCAGAGGAAATCACTCATCACATTCTCCATCATAAAAATATATTATATCACATTTCAATAGGATTGTAAACCCTATTCTTCATCTTGTTCCTCTGTTTGAGCTTCTTCTTGCTCTGGTTCCGGCTCTGCCGGCATATTAGCTTGGGCAAATGCCTCAAGTCTATCACGAACTGCGCCTACGTTGGCTAGTTCATTTCCTCTAAATGCTCCACGTTCGGAACAAGCATCAATGATCTTTATTGCTCCAAGCAGGTCATTGATATTGAGTGAGGGTGCTTCAGTTTCGCTCATCCATTTTCTCCTTAATTGTGTGGACGCGGTGTTTCATCCAACTAATAGCTGTGTTAATATGTCCAGTGTCTTGAGGTTGGAGCTGAGATTCTGCATATGCAATCTCCTCCAATAGTACTACCAACCTATCAGTTTCACTAACAAGTGCCAAGTTAGCCTCCATACTTTGATGTTGTTTCAAGTGCGATGAAGTAGTGGATTGGCAGGGTTTGATTCTCCCACTTGGTGATCAGCTTAGAAGAAAGCTGAATCTTATAGTCACCAGGCATGATCTTGAAGTTTGCAATATTGAATACAAACCTATATGGAACAGTAGCCTGTGGACCATCCACCATCATTTCAAAGTTATTTGCGGTAGCATCTTCGACATCAGTCACACGAACTGTGACCTGAGCATCTCCAGGATTAGCGGTAATGACTACATCATTAACACCAAGAGTCGAAGCGGCTTTCCGCAATTGTGCAATATCACTATCAGTCAAATCGATAGTGACCTCGGGATCGGGCATGTCGATGGTCTTAGATGGAGATGTAAGGATGGAAGGATCAGAGAAGAAGTAATTCACTGACTTGCGGTCCTGCTTAATTTTTACAGATTTGAAGTCATCTGAAAACGCCAACTCTGGATCATCGAACATGCTTACGACCCCGAGGAACTCGTTGAGATCATAGATGCCCCATGAAGTATCGGGCAACGTCTCATTAATGTTTGCAAATGCCAGAATGTTCTTAGCACTAGCCACGGTCTTGATTTCATTGGCACCGTGGAATACAATATTAGGATTGATGGCAGCAAAGTTTTTCAGCACATCACGGGTTTCATTACTTAGTTTCATAGTTATAACTCACTTTCACATTTTGATATGGTGTATAAGAACCGAAGTCCATTTCAGCTTGACCTTGATCCCATTCAGGTTTTTCATCAACGTCATGTTGATGCAAGGCGATAAGCGCATAATGGAGGATCTTCATTAGATCTTTTCGGTTTGCGCCATCTTTTTTACCATAGCGTTGGGCATACTTGAGAACATTCCCAAGGGCAAAGCCCATACCATGGCCACAATCGATGATAAATTCAGTCGATTGAAACTTGTTTTTAGAATAGTGACCACCATAGGTACTATCTATATATTCTTTTAGTTCCCTAATTAGGGCACCTTCGTTAAATTTATATTCAACACTCATTACGAAACCTCATTCAAAAGTTCATTGAGTTCATTAACCACTTCAACTTGGTCATCTTCCTCAACTACGGGTTGGTTGACAGAAGCGTCGACCTTTTCATAGAGATCAAGAAAGGCGACTTTGGTATCTTCGTCAAACCGATTAACACAAAGTTCGATGGACTTTTTACGATCACCAAAGATCGAAAATGTCTGAACAATATGGCAAAGACGACGAGTAGAAACCAGATCATCGATGCCTCCATCAAGAAACGTTTTGCGAATAGTCTCTGACCAAGTGGTAAGAGTATCAGCAAACTCAGTATCGGCTTTACCAAACTTCTCCATGTGCTTAAGAACGATCTTACGTTCTACACTTGAGGAGGGATAAGGTTGTTCCATTGTGATGGTAAACCTTTCAAGGAAAGCTTCGTCAATGATGTTTGCCGCAATAAAACGACCGTCATCAGAACCTTTACCTTTTGTATTTGCAGTGGCGATAACGTTGAAGCCATTTGCAGGCTTTACGACCTCACCAGTCTTTTTGATGAGAACTGGTTTACCTTCAAGGACACCCTGAAGACACATGATCTTGTTTGAACCACGATCAAGTTCATCGATAAGCAGGATAGCACCTTGCTTCATAGCTTTGATGACTGGACCTTCGGCAAAAACAGTTTCGCCATTGACCAAACGGAAACCACCAATGAGATCATCCTCATCAGTTTCAGGAGTGATTTGAACACGGATGTATTCGCGTTTAGCTTGAGCACATCCTTGCTCAACCATGATAGTCTTACCATTACCGGAAAGACCAGTGATATACACAGGATAAAAAGCGCCGGAAGCAATGATTGCCTTAACGTCGCTGAAGTGACCCCACTTAACAAAGTACTTGTCAAGCTCAGGTACAAAGATCTCATCGTTCATAATTGATTGAACGTTTGTAGCCACTTTGGCTGTCTCCTGTTTAGGCTGTACAAATGGGATAACCAACCCTTCAAGATTATATACACCATAGCGAACTTTGGTGCCTGCGTCGAAGATCTTATCGACATCTTTGTGGGTGCATCCCAATTGGTCAGCAATAATTTTAAGCTCAGGCTTACGAAACTCTACCTTACCAGGATAGACTTCGCCAACCTTTTCCATGATTGCACGCTGAGAGAAAGAAAGATTATTCATAATATAGCTCCATCAACTGTTCTTTTTCCATCTTACATATATATTCTATCACATTTTTGACCAATTGTAAAGGACTTTTTTCACTTTTTTCAAACTTTTTTTTGGTCGGGGCGGTAGGATTCGAACCTACGATCTCCTGCTCCCAAAGCAGGCGCCTTACCAGACTAGGCCACACCCCGTTTGGCCTCTGCGGAGAGATTCGAACTCCCGACCCACGGCTTAGAAGGCCGTTGCTCTATCCAGCTGAGCTACGCAGAGATTACGCTACCATTTCAGCAAACTTAACAGCCAGTGTACGGTTTGCCTTCTTGGAATTAGCATGCTTCTTAAATGCTCTTGTAATATCACCTTTCTTAGCATTCTCTTTAACTTCGAATTCTTCGGTCGTAGTATCCATAGAACGGCTATCACAACGAAGGATAAAGTATCTATCATAACCATTTACATTATCAAAAGTAATAAAACGGTTTTTCAAGAACTCTGCGCGATCAGCATGGAAACGATCTGTTTGAATGTATCGCATACCTTGATTAAAATCACTACGATTACCAGCAAGGAAATAGCCAGTGACTGAGTTAACCTGGTTACGAATATTTTCAAGCAAAGCTTGGGTTAGTGTTTGACGACGACCATTCACTACCATATTGCGAACAACTCTGCCATTCACATTAATTGCATAGCCGCGACCCCAATAGTCTTGTTCTTTTTCGTGACGCTTAATATTAAGTGATCCACCAAACCCATCAGTCAAAAGAATGAAGTTAGTCTTTTGAATGTTGTTTTGCTTGGTAAACCTTTCAAGCAATGTAGGTGCTGCAATCAGCATTTCGTCCAATGGTGTACCACCAAGCCATTCTGCATTCGAAAGAGCTTGATAATAGCTATGGTTTGAATAGTGTGCTGTACGGTACAGACCTTTGAATGCAATTTCAAGTTCATTCTTAGGCATCGATGAAGACAGGAGCTGCATAAGCTTTACATCTTCGTGGTCAATATGAGCATATGGTGCTTCAGTTTTTCCCATAAAAAACTTATCATATTTGTCTCCACTACCTCCAGTTGTGAAACCCCACACTTGGAAAGGAATGTTGACTTTCTTACAGAACATTGTAAGGACAAGTGTTTGACGAATAACATCACCAAGAATAGCTTGCATCGAGCCAGAGTAATCAATCATCATAAACATACCATGGTTCTTAGCATCAGGCAGCTGAGTCATACGCTTGAAAATATCATCAGTATACTTATAGGCATACAACTTGTTTACATCCAAAGACCCAGAACGAGCGGTAGATGCACGCTTTGTTCTCCAAGCAGCTTTACGCATTTCAAATTCTTTAGCCATGATTTGCACGACTTTTTTATTGTCATTCAAAAACTCATCATAAGCTTTTTGGAATTTTTCGATTTGCCAATCCATATCATGATTTGCTTCACGTGACTTTTTGATTTGATGGTACTTAACGATCATCTCATCAATTTGCTTAGTATTAAAGCCATTTGCAATTTTAGGAACATCACCATTTTCATTTCTTTGTACAAGCTTATGCTCATTTTCGCGATAAGCCTGATCAGTCAAAGATTCGATTTGACCTTCAGATGTAGCTTCTACTCCTGTGGAGTTGTCATCTTGATCGTCGACTTCTTGTTCGTTGGTTGAGGGTTCTTGGCTTTCAGCTTCTTGATTTTGCGATCCACTGTCATTATCAGTAGTTTGACTTTCAGATAGCTCCATTTCATCTTGACCATTTGAATCAGATTGGTCAGCATTTTCATTAGTAATACCTTCTTTGTTATCAGTTGAGGAAGGAGACTGAGGAGTTTCAATAGCATTCTCTTTTGCATACTCGTAGAGTTTAGCACATACGGCCAAAACATCTTCCCATGTTTCCACAGCAAAGGCTTCATCAACCAAAGGCTGCTCGTCAGCAGAAAACTGAACTTGGACAAGATTTCTGAGCTTAGCCTTAAGATTAATACGGTCAATAAGACCTACATACTGTGGAGACAGTTCTACAAAACGAGAACATCCAAAGAAATCATCCTCATCCAACTTCTTGTATCCCTTTACAAAGGAAGAAACAAGACCGGGATATTTCCGTTGAATAAGCTTCTCAATACGAATGTCTTCCACTACGTTGAGAAAGCTGCGAGGGCAGCCTGGGATCTCAATGTCAGCGTCGTGCCAACCTTCAGCAGGTGTAAAGAGGGCGTGACCAACTTCATGACCAACCAGGAGATCATATACATTCTCCAGCTGGGTCCATAGTGGTAGGCCAAGGATACGCTTTTCAACATCGAAGAATGCGGTCTGAAATTGACCATGCACAACTTCAATATTCTCTGTAGCAAGTAGCTTAGCCAGGATAGATTTTTGAGTATTGATCATCTTTGTCTCCTTCCATTATGTATATTCTATCACAACTTGGAGCAAATGTAAAGGACTTTTTTCAATGTAATTGAATTTTTTTTTATCCACTTACATAGATTTTATTACGAGGACGATGCCAGTTCTTTTGATTATGGATCTTACCTAATAGTTCTTGAGTCTCACGTGTCTGTTCAGATTCACGTAATGCCTTTTCAATTAAAGCAATATCTTTTACTGATAGTTCAAACTGTGTATTAGGTTTCATTTCTTCCTCTTTATATTCATCGGGAACGGAACCCCACCCTACGGTGCGATCCCATTGCCGTTGTGTATACTTACTCATTTCTTAGCTACAAAGTCCATGATCATTGGAAAGACTGGCTCAAGAGCTTCAGCACATTTTACTGCAATTTGCCTATGCTCTTTTTGTGTACCATTGCCTGATCTTAGTTCAATAAAGTGTGTCCATGAACGTAGGGTTCCATTCATATACATACGTGAAATTGTATTACCTTCTGGCAAAACACATCTTGCCTGCTCTTTAGCAATACCGTTTTCAATGGCCCATTCATATGCAGTCTTAGCTGCGTTTTCAACACTTCTCTGTCTGCGTTGCCATTCAGTTACTAGCTCGGTTTGAGCTGCATTTAACTGAATAGAAGGATCATTTTCGATCTCAATAGAGTTTTGCCGGTTCTTTGGATCTTGCAACCGGGCTTCTCTTAATGTAAAGGCACCAGCCAATTCTTTATCTGGGTCGGCATACCGCTGCGAAAACTCCTGAAAGGAGAATGAGCGGTGTCTTAGAATTTGCCGTGCAATATCTCTTGTTGTGGTAATCTCTAAACAAGCACTTGCCATCTCAAGTGGAGACCAATGCTTGTGACGAATAAGATATTGTACCAGCTTATCGGCTGTTTTCTTATTGTTTTGATTTCCTGGGTTCGAAACTCTAGCGCAAAACGCTACTAGGTCTTGAGTGTCTTCCACTCCTTGAACACGGAACTCTTCCGTTGGAATAGAATGACTTACTAATTTTACTTGCATTATGCTACCTTTGAAAAGTTACGCTCTTTCACAAATTCGATCTTAGATCTGAATTTACCATCAAGCAAATCGCCTTTATGCGATATCACAAATACATTACTATCATCTTCAAGTGTTCCCAGAATCTTCATCAAGTTATCAATACCATCATGGTCCAAAGAAGAATCGAAAGTCTCATCCAGAATCAGAAGATTCGTTGATGTAGAATTTTTCATCTTGGCTATTTGCCTCCACGTAAACAATAACGAAAGATCGATACGCTGTTTCTCACCTTCGGAAAAAGAGGCGTAGTTAAATGCATCACGATGTCTTGATCTGATCACCTCGTTGAAATTTTCGTCGAGGTTAAAGGAAACAAAGAAGTCTAGAACTTGCAGGTATTGGTTTACCAACTTGTTCATCACAGGAAGATACTGTTTAATGACTTTGGTCTTAATGCCAGTATCTTTCAGCATTTCAGCGGCAGCATCGGAGTAGCTTTTATCCTCCATGAGCCTAAGCTTATTATCACCAAGAGAATCTCGTTCTGAGAATAGCTCTTGAAGTTTAGTATTAGCTTGGCTTAAATCTCCTTCGCTACCTGTAAGCTTATTTATATCTTTTCTGATATTAGCAATTTGCTTTTGAAGGCGGTCAATGGAGATATTGTTAGTATGAATATCCTGCTGTTTGGTCCTGATTTCTTCGGCAAGCTCATGTGCCCGTTTAAGATCCGATTCCAAAGTAGCTGACTCTGAAGCGACATCATCAAGCGCCTCTTTGAGTTTAACTGCTTTACCTTTTGCTTCATCAATTTTTGCTGTCCTAAGATCGTCACCAATATCTTGGGAACATGTCGGGCATTCAGTATTGTCTTCATAGAATTTGGCATCCTTAACTGTCGACTTAACCTGCTGTTCGAATTGATGTTTGTAATTGAGAAGCGCTTGCTTTTTATCATTAAGCCTTTTGAGTTCTTCTTCACTTTGTTTGAGGTGACTGGTGACATAGTCAGTCGCCTCCTTAGACGTGGACTGAAGGTTTTTAATCTCATCCTCAAATTCAGAGATTTCAGCTTGTTTACTTTCAATCTGTCCTTCATTGATCTCAGTGATGTCACGGATGTACTTCCTTTGAAGCCCGATCTTCTCTTTGATAAGTTCCAAATTGTAATTTGCATCCTTGATCTCCTCCTTAAGCTTACCAAGCTTATCTCTAAGGATGTTATTCATTTTTGAAAAGATATTGATGTCCAATAGATCCTCAATCACTTCTCGCCGATGTCCAGCATTTAGCTGCATAAAGGGAATAAAAGATGAAGAGCCAAGTACTACAATTTGGTGGAATGACTTATGGTTTAGCTTTAGAATATTTTGTTCAAGAAACTTCTGATAATCACGGGCATTAGATGACTGATTAATCATATTGCCATTCTGCCAAATCTCAAACTTACCTGGACTAATACCGCGTACAACTCTAAACTCATGCATACCAACTTCAAATTCAACTTCAACAATAGCACCTTTTTTGTTTACACTATTAACTAGTTGATTCTTATTGATAGACCTATGAGGCTTTCCAAATAAAGCAAAAGATAGCGCATCCAACAAAGTAGATTTACCAGCACCATTTTGACCTACAACAAGTGTAGATGGTGACCTATTCAGTTCAATAGCGGTTTCATTATTACCAGTGGAGAGAAAGTTCTTCCACCGGACTGATTTGAACTTAATCATCATAAAACCTCGCTATTCTGTGCTTCAACATATAGACTTCGCATCAAGCCTTTCATCCTTTCTTTATCTAACTCTGTTTCGACTGCTTCCACGTACGAATCCAGAAGTTCTGTGGTGTCCTCAACCGAGATGTTTTCATCTACGACATTGGTACCAACAAATTCATCAAACGTTTCAGCAATCTTCAACTCATGGATGTCGACTTGCTGAATACGGTCAATGAACCTATCAAACATAAAATGGTCGGCTTTATTGACAACAACTACCTTGACGAACTTCTTCTCAAATTCCGACACATCATAGTTATTATAATCCATTTTCTCATCATTGTAAAACACTTTTTTGTAAATTGTGTAATTACTTCGAACAGGCGTAAGTTCCCGTGTCTCCGTATCGATGATGTGAAAGTATTTAGGATCGCCAGCATCTGACCAGTTAAACTCAAACTGCGAACCAAGATAATGAATATTGTCTTGGTGTGACTTAGTATGAAAGTGGCCACTCATCACGCATTCAAAGCGTTTGAATACATCTCTATCCATACCATGTGTATTAGTAACACCACGCATCATCTCAAAGCCTTGAAGTTCTAAGTGAGCACCAACCCACTGAGCATCACAGTTTTTCAGAAACTTAATAGACTCTGCATAGTTTTCGTTATTGATCCAAGGTACACACGCAATCTTCAATCCATCATAGTCTTGGACTTTAGGCTGCATCATAATGTTAACGTTTGATGTATAGTAACCAAGCAACTCTTTGAGTGAGCAAAGGTCATTTGTATTCTTAAAAAACACGTCATGGTTACCAGGAATAATGTCCATAGTGATACCCATTTCTCGCATGGGCTCAAGGAACATCTTTCGATTTTGATTTTGCGCTTTGAAGTTGATAAACTTACGATGATCGTAATAGTCACCTAGGTGCAAAATCTGAGTTATCCCGTGCTCTTTAAGATACGGAAAGAACTGCTCTTCGTAAAATTTTCTTTGGTACTCTAAAAAAATGTCTGAGCTATTTCTGATACCTGCATGGGTATCATTCAAGACGGCAAGTTTCATGTATATTAGGCTCCCATGAAGAGTTCAAGACCTTTTGGTTTTTCGGTCTTTGTTTTCTTCTTTTCCTCTTTTGCAAATTCTTTCAGTGTGGCATCGTTTTGCTTCACTACAGAAATTCTATCTCTTAGTTGATCTACAAATGCCCGTGTGGCTGAGTCAGCTGCAGCATCTGTATCGGCTGAGAAGATGAAGTCTTCTATACCAGCCTTTTCTATATATTTGAATTTAATGTCTTGCTGTTTCTTCTCTTTAGCTAATCTTCGTAAAAAGGCGTAATAGCAAATTTGAGTAAAATAAGCAAAAGCATTAGGGTTACCCGTCCTCGTGGCGGCATCAATATTGTAATTAGTGATAGCTTTTAGGCAATTTTCTACCGCATCCATTACCATTTCTTCGCGATATGTGTAACGAATAAAGTTGGCTTTGTGAGACAAACCCTGTGCAATCTTCAAAAAGCATTGCGCAATATAGTCAGGTACGACGGGTAGTTGTTTACCATCAGCTTCAGCCTGATTGACAATCTTTACATAGTCAACTACAGCCTGAGAAAATTCTTTGTTGTTTACATAATGTGGTTTTTGTTTAGGTTTCATCGTTTTCCTTTTTCCTTAGGTGAGGCCAATCGCCAGTTGTCCAAGAGTAGATAAGATTATCCACATTAATGGCAAAGGTTTCCAGTGTCCCTTTGTGTAGTTTGAGGTAGGAAATCCTGTCCTGGTCGTTTGTTAGTGATTGGAAGTTTTCATAGTGTATGTGTAATTCCATAACGTCTCCTTTTACCATTGTTATATTATTATATCACAATGTATTGATTTTGTAAAGGAAAAAAAGTATTGATTACATTGAAAAAAACAGTTTACAACTGCCAAAAAGTATGTTATAATAATAGAGTGTTAGGGAGAGAGGGGGATATACTGTTCTCAGTGATAGATCTTAGCCTTAGCTACGTCTGTCATAAACTCTTCCAATTGATCATCAGAAACCGAAACATCCTCGTCTTCGTCTACATCATCATAGTGATTCTTTAGTTGTAGGCACATTCGGATATATCGTTCTTTGACCTCATCTTCAGCAACAGCAACCGAGATCACATGCGTCTTACTCAGCGTCACATCCAAGTCTGGTCTACCAAGAGGCTGCCAATCACTAAATGCAAATGCATGTGTTGATTGTCTTACCTGTTTATGAACTTCCAATGGGAACTCTAACTTGTACACATCACCATCAACAGACGAAACCAAAGAGATCACTTCCTCACCAGAAGATAATTTGAAGACTTTGATATCGATGTCATTTAAGTTGTATGTCATGGCAATGGTATCTCTATTATCTTATACTTAAACTGTTCCTTACTATATATCTTAATCCTTTCAGCCGCATGTAAAAGTGTATAGTTCTTTGACGACTTCCAATGCAAATCATCTGCAATATCATATAGAGTTGTATCCTTACCATCATCACTTTTTCTTAAACCACGGCCAATAGACTGTAGCACTTTGATTTGTGACTTTGATGGGCTGGCAAATACAATATTGTGTAAGTTTCTAATATTGATACCAGTACTGAATGTTCCAAGACTGGCTACAATAATAGCATTCTTCTGTTCTTCAGTAATCTTTCGTACGTGCTCACGCGTGTCTGTGTCCGTTTCGCCTGAGACATAAAAGATCTTTCTACGTTTGTGCGCTTTACTTAAGATAAGATCATACAATGGCTTACCGTGTTTCTCAACATACTGGAACAGTACTAGGGTGTTACCATCTTGGTCTAAAGCAAGATTAGCAATAAAATTATTACGATTTTCATATCTAACTATCCAATCGATTTCGTCTTGGTACTTGTACTTGACAACATCTTTACAATATTCATCCTTGTATTTCAGCAACAAGACCTTTATGTCTAATTGAGCAAGCTGATTCTTGTCCATCAGATCTTTTGTTGACGTAACATAATAAGCAGGACCAAACAATCCTTCAAGGACTAACTTATGTGTTTGCGTACCATCCAAAGTACCTGTTGTGCCAAATCTATATTCAGCTTCTCTTAATTTTGTAAGGATTGAGGTGAGTGATTTAGCTTTAAAGTTGTGTGCCTCATCACCAAAGACACAGCCAAATTGTTCGAACCAAGCACCAGGTAACTTATAAATCGACTGCCAAGTTGAGATTATCACCTTTGGCATTTCGCTTTTCTTTGGCATACCAGAATAGATTCTTTGTACATCCTCAATATCAAATTCACTATCCTGTTGACCGTAAGCTGCAAAGTCAGAATACATTTGTTCTACAAGCGATGTGGTGGGAACAATAATTAAAGCTCGTTTATTATGATTTGCTAAGTACCACCGAAGCAAACAATAAATGATAAGTGACTTACCCGAGGCTGTAGGAGAGATTAGCATACCTCTTTTGCGAGTCAAACCATATTCAATAGCTCTTAGCTGATAATCTCTTGCTTCAATGGGTTCACCATTATTGCCAGTCAAGACTAGATCATCTATGAATGACATGTCTACTTGTTCAGTCGTATCAGGGTAACCATACCAGGTATCATGCTCTAGTTCTAATTCATAATCACGGCCTTCGGCATTTGCAAACTCTTTGACATATGCATACAATCCTGCATACAGTTCTCTAGTTTGAGAATTGTATAGCCTAATCTTACCATCCCAGACTTTGTTCTTATAAGCTGGCATAAACTTATAACCAGGTACATAGAACGTAAAGAAGTCAGTCAGCTCATTTAACACCGAAGGCTCGGAGTCAACAAGCATCATGGCATGATTCTTTTTCTTAACCGTAATTTTGGTTGGCATTATACACCCGAAGTGAACTTCCGCCACTCAATCATGTTCTTAATAGACTGATGGCGCCATTTAATTGTATCAATAATCTCTTTCAATGTTTCACACATTTCTTTTAGATATTCAATTTTAGCCTGAGCTTCTTGAATCTCTTTGTCTGAGTCATAGTAATAGTCCATTTCGCCTTTCAGTATTTTAAGACCATTCAATGGGTCATAATCCCATCCTTTGGCTTCAATTTCATCTTGGGTCATCTTACCATTGTACCATAACCACTTGTCTTTAAGCAAGACTTTAAACTCAAGCTCTTTACGCTTAAGCTGTAGTTTGGACATGGAGTGAAGTTCTAAGTACTTGGAATGTAACTTAGCATTTTCGATGGTTGCTGCATCTAGATTGTTTTCATCTATTTGGCAGTCTTTTTTCCACATTTCAAAAACTTGTTCAAGTGTCAACATAGTATAACCTATTCAATCATTATCTAAATTTATTTATACGCCTTTCGTAACGAACTTAAAGTAATCAAACTGGAACGATACGTTTGCAGTTAGATATACAACATCGGTCGATGCCACATCAAATGGTAACGAACTTAAGTTGATAGGTAAGGCATTCACAAACTGAAGTTCTGCAATTACATTGTTATGGCTACTTAAGATTTGCAGTGTCATATCGCGTTCTTTACGAACACCCTCATCTTTTTCAGTTACCAGACCAACCATCCA